ATCGGCTTTCTTAACAGTAAATCCGCCTTCAAGAAGATAGCATTTGTCGCTGTTAAAAATAAAAGTTGCACCAGCAAGTTCCTTTTCAATAAGCATCTTTGCTGCGCTCTTAGGGTCCTTACAGAGCAATGAGTTGCGAATAGCAAGGCCGTCCGGTGATATCATTGCTTTCTTTTTGCCGTTTTTACCCTTCTTGGCCAATACTTTACCGCCTTCTTTTTCGTCGCTTTTGACACTAAAAGAAGCACTGATAATTGCTACGCCATATTCATTGACGCCTTCGGTCCAACGAGTGGTCTGATCATCGATGTATAAGCGTTGAATGTTTTCTCTGTTGGAGTTGACAATTTCAATTTCGGTCTTATAGTTGCGATCGCGGTTCTTAGCGCCAACCCAACCATACCCCTTGATATATTTAACAGCTATGCAGCACATAATGGTATATGTGTATTTATATATTTAAGCTATACACCGTTGACTCTTTAGTAACAGCGCGCTCTGTTGTATGAAGGAACCCAAAAGCGGCGCAAATAGGTGTCAGCACAGCTGGTGTATGGCCGCAAATAATAATTGCGGCGGGTTTGAGTATATCCATAAGCGCTATAAGCACTTGGTGCCACATATACGGGAGCTGGTGTGCTGACATAATATGGATCATACCAACTTACATAACAACTGCACTGTGAAAGCGCAAACAACGCTGCTAACAATTTAATCATTTCTTTTTAATGTTACCAATACTATACTTTGAACGCAGGTCCCATTGGCTCTTTACGGCATGTGATATAATCTTAATTTGCTTAAGATTTGTTACTTCCTTAATGCTTTGCGCGTTTAATACGCGCACCAATCCCCAATCACTAAGCAGTGTAATAATGGTATTGCGGCGGCAATAGTCATCATATGTGAATGTTGACGGTTTACCATCAAGCATAAACAATTCTTTAAAATGAACAATAAAATAGCGGCCTTGTTTGTGAAGGATGTGGCAACTTTGATACAACACGTTGTGATCCTTTTTTGAGCTTACGCCAATACGGCTTAATGTTTCCTTTACTTTAAGAAAATCATCCGGCTCGTTTAAATCCACCTCCACCATATCAGCAGGTGTCCAGCCAACAACAGTTTGCAAATCATTCATGGTAATATAAACTATTTATATTATTTTGCATGGCCGCCTTGCACGCGGCTTGCGCGTATACTTGACAAAGCGCTCTCGCTAAATAATGGCAATACTGCTCGCGCTTTTTCAGCACTATAACAATAATGATTCATTAGCAGCTGTACATCTGCACCGTCATCCATCTTCTTGCTCCATTTGCTAAAGCGTTTCTTTGCACGAACGGTATTCTTTAGAAAATCATATTGCATCTTGACTGGCAGCGCAGCATAACGATTCATTTCATTGGCAAGCAACACAGTATCATTATAGTATGAGAGACCACGGTTGACCATGAATGGTACATATGCACGCTCCACACTAGATGCGTCTGCAGCGCCTTCGCTACTGTCAGCTTTACACTCGGCCAATAAACTTTTACCATTGCTTCCTTCATTTATGCTATTGAGAAACGAAAAGAAACTTAATTTTGGAGCAGCTGCTGGTTGCGCACTTTCTTTTTTCTTTGCGGCCATATTACTTGCTCCATTCAACGCTACTCATGAGTTCTGTCATACAAGCAACCATGTTAAGTTCTCTGTCACTTACAAAACATGCCTTGTAACTATAGTCAGCAAGAATAAGAACTGCGCTTGGAATACTGTTGGGAGCAGCGGTGTCATATAGACTATCATAAATCTTACGAAATACAACTGTGCTATCAAGACTGCTGTTGTTGACAACCCAGCTGCGCATACTTTTAAAATCTTTAGCACGCAAGTGTGTTGTGAGTTCAGCAATGTTTTGATCGCTCATGCCTACCAAAATTGCCGTAGGAATTTCACCGCTAGTACTATAGCGCTGACATTCATTTAACACTCGACGCCAATCTGGCGCATAGCGAATAATAAGTTCAGCAATGGTTTTGTCTTGAAAGGCTACGCCTTCTTCTTTGAGAATGGCCGACAGGCGCTTCATAAAGTCGCCAGCCAACGCAGCCAGCTCCTTCTTAGGAGTATTAAATTCAATCACGCTGCAGCGGCTGTGCAACGGCTCGATGATTCGGTTCTTAAAATTACACGTAAGAATAAAGCGGCAATTGTTACTAAACTCTTCAATGAATGCGCGCAGAGCCGGTTGTGTAGACGTTGCTTGCAAATAATCTGCCTCATCTAGAATAACTACTTTATACCCGCCGGCCAACGATACGCTACTTGCAAATTGCTTAATCTTATTGCGAAGCACATCAATACCGCTTTCCTCACTGCCATTAATCATGATGTAATCAAGATCAAGCTGATTGCACAATGCTTTAGCAACTGTAGTCTTACCTAGGCCAGCCGTTCCTGCAAGAAGCAGGTTGGGCAGTTGGCCGCCCTTCACAATGGCATTAAAGGTTTTCTTTAATGCTGCTGGCAGGATGCATTCATCAATGGTTTGTGGTCTGTATCGCTCTACCCACAAATATTCTTTTTCATTCTTTTTCATAATATAGATTTGTTTCTTACGCGTGTTTATTGTTGCAATAGTATTTTATACTACTGTGATTGCTTTGTAAAGGTTTTTAATATCACTAGTCTCATTTTCAAAATCAGCAACATTCTTCTTGTGATAGAGACGTGCAACTTTGCGAATTAGCGGTTTGCCAATATCAAATGCTTCTGCAGCTGCGCCAATGATTTGTTTAATTTGATCACGGCTGTCATCCATCTTGGAGAGTTCAGCGCTAATTTCCTTGATGACATTTAGCATGTCAAGTTTTTGTTCTTCGTCTTCAATATCAATCATAGTTGTTGTGTGTGTATTAGTGTTTTTTACCGCGACGGTAGCATTATTTGCTGTGATACCCGGAAGAACTTTGCGGTGCTTTTGTAGAGTCGCGTGTGCACACTCCATATATGTACACAAGCGCAAGCGCGTAAACCGCAAGCGAATATAAAACAGCCATGGCGGGGCTGCTGGCGCGGCGCCTAGTTTGTTCAACCATTCCACGTGTAGATGCATCACCGGCTGGACTCATGTATTGAATCCACAGGATAAGCCGCCCAGGTGCGGTAAACAACCTAAAAGGAAAGCTGCCCTTGTCAGCCCCGTCATGTCTGCCTATATTCATATTAGTCTTGTGGTGTGTCTTGAGCGGCTCCAAAATCAAAATTCAATTGATTTGGAGGTGTGTCTTGTGTGTCAGCACATGTGTTGGTTGTTTCAGCGGTTTCAGCGTCTTCTGCAACCGGCTCTGGCAGCAAGGCCTTAAGCTTTTCAAATAAACCACCAATGATGGTAAATTCAGCTGCTTCAAATGCGCCGCGGCGCGATACGGTGCCAATGATATTGACCATAAGTGCAATATCATCAATGCTAATCTGGTATGTTTGTTCGGTTTGTGTAGTCATATGTTTTGTGGGATTGTTTTATGCGTTGTAGCTGCTTGTTTTTTCAAGAGCAATGTAGTAATTTATAGGAGAAGATGTATTGGTCCAATGACTAATAAGCTTGGAACTAATTTTTACTTCATAGTCGCCTGGGATCACTTTAAGATTGGCAATAAGGAATTGCAAATCAAAGTTGTTTTTATTGTCGTTGGCGTCGTCAAGAATAACACTAAAGCTGTTGGCTGTACTGTTCTTTGGATCAACCACGCTCAATGTAATTTCACCAGCGTCTCCGCTGATACTTACAATGGTATGGCCAAGCACGCCAGCCGCTTTACGAATTTGTGCAAGCAAGTCACTGCCAATGTGCACAACCAAATCCGCAGCCGGCATGTTGATTTTGCTCTTAGGAGTTGTGAGAATACTTTGATCAGCAAAGCGATAGCTTGCCTTGGTGCGGCCGCTCTTAAATACAACGCTGTCTGCCGTAAAGTCAAGATCTGGATCATTCATCAATGAAAACATGCTAATGAATTCATTAAGATCATAAATTCCAAATGTGGATTCGAAAGTCTCGCTAATCTCGGCAATTGCCATAATGTTCTTTGCTTCGGAAATGGTTGACAGCGCTTCTCCGCTTTTAACAATCAGGTTGCTATTGATTGATGCAAAGTTTTTTAGAATGTCTAGTGTCTGTGTGGATAGTTTTGTCATATGGTTAATTGTATACGGTTGTCTTCAAAATGTAAATTTTTTTATTTTTTTTCTTTAGCTGTAAAATGCAATTCATTGTAAAACAGCATACAGCAAGCAGCATGTGCGGCGTGATGTAGGCCGCTCTCAGGATCATATGTTTCGCCTTTTTGCAATGCCCACATATGTCGTTGAGCAGCTGCAAAGTAACGCGTCTTTGCATCATCAAGCAGTCTCCAGTTGTCCCGAGAATACTTAACCGCTCCATAAGTAAGAACTTTTACCGCTTCTTCCAGAGCATACGGTGGAATCAAACTGTAATCTGGTTTTTCACCATCATACTTGATGCCTTTTGGTTTGGAGTGGTCGTGTATCATAAGTAAGAAATGCAGGAGCACAGCGTGTTTGCCATGCTCCTGCATTGTTAACAATTAGCCATTGCGACGTGGTGTTCCCAAACGATAGCGCTTGACAATCTCGCCAGTCTTGGTCTTGCGTTCGTTGAGGTAGACCGGATGGCCCAGGTCACGCAATTGGTTGACCACGCGTGCTGGATCAGCAATACCCGCAGCCTTTGCATCGGCGACGGTGAATTCTTGACCAGCCTCAAGGATAGCATAGATTGCCTCCTTTTGAGTCATGCGGCTGGCGATACGGGCGAATTGTGCAATTTGCTTTTTATTCATACTGTGTGTGTTTTGTGTTTTGTTTTTGTGGTCTGTGTTTACATGTTTAGCGTAAGACCATTGCTAAAGTTTAGAAAGGTCTCAGATCTTCCGGATCCACCGGCTCGGGTGAAGCAATTGGCTCGCCCGGTGCAGCAATTTGATTGCTGTCAATCTTGGTGTAAAGATCAAGGAATGCTTCGCGCGTTTCATTTTCAAAGCGTGCAATGCAAAGGCTGATTGCTTCAAGCCTGTTGCGGAAGACACTGTAGGCCTTGACAATGTGGCACAGGCGGCGAGTGCTAATAAGTTCGTCAACGCCTTCATCGGCATATGTCTTGCGTATAACTGCACTCCAGCTAACCAGCTTGTCAACAAACTCGTCATCAGCAACATCATGGGATTCCATATGTTTGGCAACAATGTTGCGCTCAATCTTGAATGCAGGATATGGTTGGTCAATGGTAGCCACAAAGCGCTCAATGAAGGCTTCATCAATTACATTGGCT